ATGTCCATAAGCGGGATCTTGAATATCCATAAAAAATGCGGTGGCATCGGCTGGAACTATCGCGTCTGTGCGTAATACTCCAGCCGATTTGAATACCCCCATNGAACCCGCCAGGGCTTGAACTGCATCATACGTAAATACTGCAGACTTTATTTCTCCGCGAACTGTAACATTATTGAACTCAGCCGCCCCATTTGAATATATTTCCCAGCCAGAGGCACCTGCGGCAAATCCGGCCCGGATGGATCCAGATGAATCCAGCGTGATGTCCGATCCTGTAATGGTAGTAGTATTGATTGTCCAACCACCAATTGCGCCCGCAATGGCTGATATGCCGGTGGAACTCAATACAACAGATCCGCCACCTGCTATTAGTTTGCCGTCACTTGCCCTTACTCCAAATTGCAATACATCGTTTTCTATGCCAACCAGGTTCCATTGAGTTGGTACACCAGATAAATCATAAGTCATGGACGGATACGCCATGCGCATACCAGAGAACCCAAATCCGGGATCTTTCTGGTTTCCCGATCGGAACTCACCCGCCATCAACATGCCCAGGTTCTCAGATATGTCTGACAAACCCGTAGCAATTTTGATCTGATCCGGTGCCAGCATCAACTTTCTTGGCAATGCAATCAGATCACCCTCTATTTGTTGAAGCAGATTGAAGATGTCCTCTTGAGTTCCCATCTATACTCCAAACGTCTGATAGAACAAAACGGCTAAGTCTTTGGTTTTGCTCAAGATAATTTGCCACTGATCCTGATCAGCTTCATGTGAACTAAACGACCCGGGTGAACCACCCATGCCGTTGGCCAATCCAAAGCATCTCCTCATCCACTCTTCAAACATGTACTCGTTGTAAATGACATCATCATCAATTTCTTTTACCATGTACCCCATGTTGGCCAGATCCCCCATCTGCTCAACATCCTTCCGAGCTCTCAGGAATGTGTCATGGGTTGGCCCCTGCACCTGGATAACCATGCGCATCAATGGGAAGATGAAGTCGGCAACCAGGCCTCCAAGCTCCATGCGCCCACCCATCAAACTTGATTGAAAATCGAAATCGATGCCGCTTGTTAGTGACAAACGTTCTACTAAGTATTTGTAAACAATGCGCTCCGGTAGTGTGCCTCGAACGGCATACTTGGAAACCGCCCTGGCTTCCAGAATACTCTCACCTATCTTTGCTCGGCGTGGCCCCCTCCGATGCAAGGTGTACCACCACGGATCTAAGTTTATTTCTTTCCATAGAACCACATCACGCTTGCGCAGAGACAAAGGACGCTCTTCAGGTTGGGGTATCCTGATGGTCGTCCTCTTGCCTCTTGCGCTGGGCTTTAGTCTGAAAACAGTGCGGATGCGGCTGAGTGGCATTATTTGACTTCCACGCAATTGATGTATATTTACAAGGGCTTCTACGTTTGGCATCGTGCCCAGGTTTGAATCTTCGTGCCTCTCAACGCCGGACACCGTGTCGGAGCTTATGTAGACTAAATGTTCTATCCCATAAATATCGAAGAATTGAATGGGGTGTCTGTAATCACGCAGGGCTTTGAGTTCCTTGACGATCTCTCCAGCCTTGCGCATATCTACATTGTCACCATACACAGCGTCACTGGCCGCCACCACATTGAAGTTGTACCCGTAGAATACGGCGGGCCGCAGCAGAAAGCGCAGGGTCATTCCTTCAAGGATTGGGCTTTGAGCGTTAGTGTTGGTGTGGAACTGTACAACCAAGATGATGTACTTGTACACACTCTGAGTTCTAGGAGGCACTACGCTTGGGGCTGGCACTGAATCGTACGGACTCATTTTGAACCACCCGGATACCCCAGGGAACTCTAGCTCCGTTACACCATTATGTGTAATGGTTCCAAGTTGAATATACTGCAGCGTGTCACGGTCAACTTCGCTTCCACCTTTGCCCATTAGAACCGCACTAACGGTCAGCCATCGGTTATTGGCCCCGGCAGAATCACTATAAAGGATGTTGGAAGCCTCTATCAAAATGCTTGGGGAGAATTTATCCACGCGCCGAAAGCCCATATCTAATCGGCTGCTGATTAGGACATTCGTATTCGTAGTCGGAAACGGGGCCGCCGGTAGAGTAGTCTCACCCAGAGGGTAGTACCCAAACAGGCTGCTTGCCTCAGTCGTATTATCCAGAGAGTAGTAAAGCCGGTTGGCATCTCCATCTACATACATGGAACTGTTTGCCGGCAATCCACCTGCAACAGCAAGATCGGCAAGCTTGTGCCACCCAACACCATCATAACAAAACAAGGAAGTGTAAATTGCACCAACAGCGCCTATGCCAGGGATGCGGGATTCAGATGGATTGCTGTACCAGTTGGCCATCACATACAAGAAATTGTTTGCCACCACCATCGGGCCGACTGTGCGAATTTCAGAGTATGGGAACTGATCAGACAACCGGGGTGGAGTAACATCCACTACCCGAGATCCGTTCCATTGATAAATCTTGCTGCGCACCGTGAAGTATAAATAGCCATTGAAAATTGCAAAGCCCTTGAAGTTGGTGGTGCTGGCTTCACCAGAATAGTCCAGAATGCGCCTGGCTATTTTGTCTGTGCCTAATATCCACACACCATCCTTGCGAAATACATACATCTCGTTGCCAAAAGATTGGGCGCCTGATGTTCCAAATCCACCTGCCCCAACCGTGATGGCTGCTGGATCTGCTACAGCAGTTCCGTGCATGTCAGACAAGTCGACAGCGGATGCGTAGTGCAACCGGCTGGTTCCGTCCACGCCTCCATAAACAAATCCTTGATGGATGGTCAACCATTTTGAAATCATCAGCAGAGGCATCACCCGTATCTGTTACAGCGTCACTGGTGTCCATCTTCTTGAGTTGAGCACCATCTGGGCAGAAAAATAGGTAGGTTTCGGTGGCCAAGGCAAAGTTGACCGGGCCTGTGATATAAATCGATGACCATACTCCAGTGGCTAAGGTTAGCTTGCGCAACCCAGACTCACCCCATGTATAAATGTTGCCGTTGAATTTCGTAATGCCGTACTTATTTTTATTGTCATCAGTCATTGCCACAGGCGCAGAAAACAACATGGCTATCCCGGGCTGACGAGTATCTACACTGCCCATGGTCTGCATGTACCCCATGGCATCTGTGTTCCATAAGAAGCCAAGACCATGCCGCCAGTCTGTCAAATACAACGGCTGATACAGCATGAGTTCGGATTGGGTAATTGAATTGCCGGCTACTGATGCGCGAGGGCTGAAGTCAGCTAGATCCTTTTCACGATAAGTGGAAAGTTCAACACGGTATGGCTTCCCATTGAGCCGAATGTCTCCTAATGGATCCATGTGTTATCTCCATCCCATTGGATTTCCGTTTGGATCGTTCTCACCAAGCGTGTGTCCATCCGTACCTTCCATCCATAATTCACTGTCTGGAAGTCGGAAGAAGTTGCGCTCTTTGAACATTTCAGCTTCCTTGTCAAACGTTTCCTGCATAATGGCATATCGCTGTCGATCCACACGGTTGTCTCCCAGACGCGTCTGAGCTAAAATCGCAACTGCCTTGTTGATGATGTACTCGGAGGGAACCGTGGTGGTGGCGGTCTCGGTGGCTAATGCAGAGGGCAGGGTCGAGTATTTGATGCGAATTCGGCTGCCTCTAAATGAATAATTAGGAGAGTAAAACCGCAACACGCTTGGCCATTCCTTGGAACTAAAATGCACCTGCTTGATGCGATACCAATCCAATACTTGTGCTCGTGCATCCCAGAGTTGATACTTGCTGGTGACTCCAAGACCAGGATCAGCCGCGACAGACACGGTGATGGTTTTGAGGGTGTTGTTTACCGTGAGTACGGCATACGCCACACCTTCTCCAGCCCCCTTGTAGAGTGAGAAGTACCAGTCGGAGTCAACCAAAGATAAATCCGCTGTGCTTTCTAGGGTGATGGTTAGAATATCTGTTCCAGCATCGTAGGCTGTACTAACAACTGTTCCCTGAATGCGAGTAGTGGGGCGCTCGATCGCTACTTCATGAATGATGCCCACAGATGGAACAATGCTGGTCAAATCATATTCAAGCTTATCCTCACAAATCACCAGGCTTTTATTCTCGACTGATTCAAAGAAGGCTGGATAGCTGGTGCTTATAGCATCATTGATGGCCTGATGGATTTCAATGGCATTGAAAACAGAATGGATCTCGTAGTCATCTCCGGCAGCAACAGTAGCAGCAAATGGGTACTCCATGGATACTAAGGATGAGGCCGTGGCAGATTGAATGATCCTGCGAACTTCACCGCTGGCCGGCCTGAATGCCCATTGACCTGCCCAGAAATTGGTGGGTTGTTTCAAATTGACAGTATCAACAATTGTGGAAGTAGAGCCACCCGTGGCATCAGCATAACCAGCAGCTACCCTGCGTGCAAAAGGCATCATCAGCCGCATGGCAATGGCTCTACGAAGCACAGCCCGAGTAGTTGTTGGTCTGGTCATGATTACTCCCTATCCTCACCCCTCATTATTTCAGTGTTTGAGCCGTACTTGTTGTTGATGTTTTGCCATTGTTGAGCCATGGCTACATTTTCCAAAGGACGATCAGCATTGAGAATTTTCTTGCGCTCAATCGTCTCGTTGACAATTTTCTGTCGAGAATAAAATTCGTCCGCTACCGGAGCCGGAATATCTGTCGGGATGCCTGGGTATAATACCCACTCCATGTTGCGGATCTTGATTACCTCTGGCTCCATAACCGTTTGAATTACGCCGCCCCGGTTGATGGTTTCCATTTTGCCAGGAGAAGTAACGGTTACTTGTGGTTGGTTTCGCATCCATGCTGAAAATTCCATGTCTCCAACAGCTTTGTTGGCCATGGCCTGCTGGATTTCTCGCTGAACATTCTGGCCAGCCTTGGCCAAGAACTTCGCCTTCTCATCCGGGCTCTGGATCTTCAGAGCCTCAGCTTTTTCTTGAACACTTTCAACAAAGCCCTGCCGATCTTTATTCCATCTCTCGGCAGCCCGATCCATCTTATTCATGCGCTCAGTCAGCTTGGAAATGGAGTCGCCTTGACCACGTACCATTCCAAGAATGGAGTTCTGCCCACGAACAAGTTCCTGCAGAGCCAGTGCAATGTTGAGAGACTCTGCATTGGTTCCAGCTACAAACTTATCTGATAGCATGTCCCGAACTACGGGATCTTCACCCACACCGTCCATGCGGACGGGTGAATTCAATACTTCTTCTTCGCGCAACGCCTGTTCAATTCTGTTCAATCTCTTTTTTGAGTTCATGATTTACCGCCGCTCAGCCGAACATAGAATATTCATGATGAAGAGAGCTACACCTCAATGGATGTTTCTCAGAGTTTCCGTTTACATGTAGGGCGGGGCTTTTGACCCCGCCCTAATTTGGTACGGATTAGTTTTCTCCGGCCACTGAATACAGGAAGTACAAATCCTGCTGTCCTACAACAGCCGCAGCCCCCGCAACGGTCAGGTTGATGACCTGGGGAGTAAGATACAGCTTGCCTCCGGCATAGGCTTCGCCGGCAGCTACAGATGAAACAAGGATGCCTGTAGCCACTGCCGTTTGCGGAGCAATATCAGCGGAAGCTAGAAAGCCAGCGGCGCTGGCAACGTCACCCAAGGTGGCGGTCAAAGCTGCAGTCCATGCCGTGGCGACACGGGATAGGACTGCATGGATGATGACGCCGGCGGGTGGGGTGAAAACGGGATAAACACCCGTGGCCCCAACAACCACATCATTACCGGCAGCAACACCAACCGATACTTTGAGCACCTTGAGCGGAGCCGGATCGTCATGATCCGCAACAAAGGTTCCAATTACAGGGAAAGTTTTAGCCATAACATTACCTCAATTCCTGATTATCCAACAGATTGCTGCTCTGATTCGGTGCCGTAGAGCAGCCAAAGGCGCAAAGAACCAACCCCGCCTGCGGCAGAGGCATTGGTGATGGTGGCTTTGATGTCCCTATCAGTAGTGTAATTCTTGCCGCCGAACGAAGAAACAAACCCGATGCTGCTCAAGTTGCCAGACGTGAAGCTGGCAAGAGCGGCAGCCGCGCTTGTGTCTCCAAGGGTAAGGGTCAGTGCTCCAGTTGAAACCAGAGCCGCAACGACTTGCAGCATAACACCCATGATGACAGTGTTGGCTGGTACTTTGCACACCGTGACAACCGCCGGGGTAGTTGTAGGGGCTGGAATGAGATCCGATCGAACAACCCGCATGGCGTCGCGCAACACATCAGCTACCTGTGCACCCGGAGCAAAACGCGGAGACCTCTTTAGCATGATAGTCATGAAAATATCCTCCAATCACTCTGGTTTACAGATTACTGAATACGTTGGTGTGCTTGAGAACCCGGATCCAAGAGCTATTCATGATGTGCGGGGTCAGGCACATCTTCCAGGCCAACGAACCGCGCTGGTTGAGAGGATCTGCAGCACCGGACGAGCCGACCTGCTTGACGATGATTTCAACCGGCTTGATTTTCTGGCCAGTAAGAACGCGGCCATCCGGCCCGCCGTTGTCAACTGAAGAGGGCTCAGGATACCCGGTCAAACCAAGGATGCCGTATGATTCACGACCAATAAAGATCGCTGCATACACATCCGTGGTGCCACCGGCTCCAACGTCTGCCCACTCAGTCACATTGGAACTGACGAAGATCTTCATCCGCAGCAACCGACCAATGTAACCATTGCGAATAGCAGAGTTGGGGGCTTCCTGAATCAGCATGTTGACGAAAGTAGGATCCAGCATGAGGGAAGCATAGCTGTGCGGGTGAAGAATGAGAATGAAATCCTCACCGTCAGCCGGCAGAGCGGAGTCTGCTTCCAAAGCAGCATACTGCTTGACAATATCGGTGTAGCTGATGTCATGGGTTGGGCTGGCAAGAGTACCAACGGCTGACTGACCACCAGAGTAGTCAATGGTAGCGTTGGTGACAAGCTCGTTACGA